AACTTAATTGCTTTCGTAGAGGGTGCAACATCAAGCACAGGAAATGTTGGCTTAGAGATGGATGGTAATTTAAGTTACAATCCAAGTACAGGCACGGTAACAGCAACAGCATTCGCTGGTGATGGCTCTAATCTAACAGGTATAGCAGGTGCTACAGGTGGTGGAGATGACCAGATATTCTATGAGAATGGACGGGCTGTAACAGCGGATTATACAATAACAGATGGCAAGAATGCGATGTCAGCAGGACCTATAACTATAAACTCAGGCATAACAGTTACTGTTGGCACTGGCGAAACTTACACGGTGGTTTAGATGAGTACATTAAAAGCAGATACAATAGTAGCTTCAGACGGCAGTAGCCCTGTCACGTTAACTAAACAAAATGCGGCAAAAGTTTTCGTAAGATTTGAATTAGTAGGTACTGCGGCTATTTTAGATAGCTTAAATATATCTTCTTTAGAAGACCTTGCTACAGGTGCAGGTAGACCCAATCACACAAGCAATATGGGTGACGCAAATTATGCCCTTGTTGGCGGAACTGCGCTTAGTGGAAATCATGCTTTTTCTGAACATGCGGCAGGGGCTTTGAATATAACAAGTCGTCATAGAGTTACTTCACGAAATGAATCTGCAACTGCTATTGATGCTGATATGTTATGTACAACTATTCACGGAGATTTAGCATGAGTACAATAATAGCAGATAACCTAACAGGTAGAGCTTCGGCTGGTACAGTTACAGTGACTTCTGAGGGCGGTAGTGCCACACAGAGTTTACAACAGGGTCTAACAAAAGTTTGGGGTTCATTTGAACAATCGGGAACTCATGCTTTCTACGATTCATTCAATTTAGCTTCCATTGCAGACACTGGCACAGGAACATCGCGGTTTGTTTTCACGAATAATATGGGAAACGCAAACTATGCAACAACTGGATGTTCTGGCGAACAATCTGGTGGTGGTAACAGGGTAATGGGCATAAAAGGCAATTCTGCCGTTCCTGCGACTACTGGCTTTGATATTGCTAACTTTTCTTTAGCAAATGTAAGTGCAAGTGATGACACCAGACTTAGTGTTTCAGTTAATGGAGATTTAGCATAATGGCAGGTACAATAGCGGCAGATATACTGACCCACTCATCCGCAGGGTCACTAACTACAGATTTCATTGTGAATGGTAGTGCGAAGGCTTGGGGTAATCTAGATGGCACAGGAACAATAGCTATTAGAGATTCATTTAATATTTCGTCAGCCGATGACAACGGTACTGGGAGTTATGATTTTAATTACTCAAGCAATATGGCTAATGACGACTATGCACCAAACGAAACCGTAAGTGAGACAAGTGGAATTGATGGAAGTTTTAACCGCTATTCTGCAATAGATGGCATAAGCACATCTGAGATTAGGTTTGGTGCTACATTTGATGGTTCAAATCAGGATGTTGATGAATTATATGTAACAATTCACGGAGACTTAGCATAATGCAGACACCTGATTTTAAAGGCACGCATTTATTTGATAGATTGTGCTGGGCAAAAGAAAACCTTGAGCCTGTGCAAACAGACTATCGTGTGGTTTATGAGGATAGCGTAGACGAATGTGCAAAGATACTTATCGCAGACCCTAACTGGATGGCTTGTGCATTGCAAGGTGGAATATTACCACCAGTGTGGGTGTATCACGAACTAGCAAAAGACGAAGCACAGCCAGATTTCAAGAAGCACACAAGGGGCTACTTGCTACATGAGACTGAGCCAGTGGGTGCTATGACAGAAGAAGAAGCAATAGAATTTCTTATTCTTAAAGACTGTCCTGCTGATGTCGTTGCAAACTTTGACAAAGGCAACAGAAGAACTCTGGTTATCTGCAAAAAAGAACAATTACCCCACCAACGTGTCTGGCGAAATGCTTGGCGCATCAATCAAGACTTAGCGGCATAGGAGATTATCATGGCTGTAACAACATATATCGTGGACAAGGATGGTAATCAGATTGATGCTTCAACTGCTACTGTCCCAACAAACAGAAACTTTAGAGGGGCTTGGTCATTGTCTGGCAAAGTAATTTCAGAAGACTTAACCAAGGCTAAAGAAATATTTAAAGATAAAATTCGTGAGGTTCGTAAGCCATTGCTTGAAGCTGAAGATGTAGTCTATATGAAAGCATTAGAAGCTGATGATTCAACTGCAAAGGCGGCTTCAGTTACTAAAAAGAATGCGTTAAGAAATTCTCCTGCCGCAAAAGCTATCACAGACGCTACGACAATAGATGAACTTAAAGCGGCTTGGAATACATCAGTGCTTAGTGATAGCCCTTACACATAGAGAAGACTAATGGAAATAGACCCTATGTTATTTTGGAATATTGTTCTTACTATGGTAATCGCACCAGTGTTTTGGGCATTCCGTCAGATGTTTACAGAGATTAAAAGAGTGCAAATTTTATTAAATAAAACAAGAGAAGACTATGCGACCAAGGTAGAGCTACGTAGTGACGTGGACAGAGTTATGGAAGCATGTCACAGAATAGAAGATAAACTAGACAGAGTATTGAGTAAGGCTTAGATATGGCACAGGATGGCGTAATTAATACTGATAAAGAACTAACAGACCAAGTTGGGGCAATGGCGGCTACGGGAGTTCCTACTGTAGCCCCCGTTTTACAGCAGGTGCAGGAAAATGAAAAACTCACTGAGGAGGGTTTGAACTTACCTAACACTGCCGTAACTGCAGACCAAGCGTCTACGGCTAGCCTAGCAGTAAACGCACCTGTTGCAACTACAGACTTAGGGCAGGTGGGTGCAGTAACGGCAATAACCCCACAGTTAGGTAATATTTCTTTAGAGTCTGCTACTCTAGACCGTCCTAACGAATACATGACCGCCCCTCAAGGACAAGTATCAGCGGGGTCCCTATCAATTGCCGCAACCGAAGAGCTAGATGAACGCGCAACAGTTCAATACCAGCTTGGACAATTGATGTCCTCCCTAGAAGAGGGTAAACCCATGCCATCATGGGCATCCCCGCAAGTTCGCAAGGTAAATGCCGTCATGCAACAGCGAGGTCTGGGGGCATCTAGCATGGCTTCTGCGGCTATTACCCAAGCTCTTATGGAGTCTGGAGTGCAAATAGCATCTGCAGACGCAAACAAGTATTCTGCTATACAACTTCAAAATCTCACTAACAAACAGGCATCTGCTCTTCAGAATGCGGCAACATACGCGGCTATGGATAAAGCAAATCTTAATGCTCGTCTTCAGGGTGCTGTTACGAACGCACAAGCGTTCCTATCTGTAGACCTAAAAGAATTGGATAACGAACAGAAGTCTAACACCGTAACGTATCAAACCCTAACTACGGGGTTGTTTAAGGATGCCGCTGAAGATAATGCTCGTAAGGAGTTTAATGCGAAGAATGAGCTACAAGTGGAAGAGTTTTTTGCAGAACTAAGTGTTCAGACAGAGACAGCGAATGCGAACAGAGAGGTTTCTATGAGGCAGTATAACGTGTCTGAGTCGAACGCTATGAAGCAATATAATGCGACCCTAAAAGATTCGCGGGATAAGTTCAATGCCAACACGAGTTTTGCAATCGACCAGAGTAACGTTGTCTGGAGGAGAACACTTAATACTGCGAATACGGCACTTCAAAACGAAGCCAACCGTGTTGATGTTCAGAACACGTTTGCTGCATCTCAAACCGCTTTAAATTCTATTTGGCAACAATATAGAGACAATGCTTCTTGGAATTTTCAGAAGGGCGAAAATCGACTGCAGAGAGAACACGCGATAGGTATGGCGGCTCTCGAGTTCGCAAATACAAAAGAGTTATTTGAAATGGAAAGCCAACAAGAATACGCGCAATCAATTGGTGAGTTTATTTTTAATTTGTTTAACAGTAACGAAAATTAATGGATAGAGTATTATGTTTAATTTTGTAACAGCAGTCACTAGCGCATTGGTATCGGGTCTTACCAAGGCTGTAGATGTAGGAACAACGGTCGTACAAAAGACCGATTCTTTTCTTGATAACCCTCTAGGTAAGAAGATTATATCATCTGCAGGTGCTAGTTTCTTTGGGGATGCTACGGGGGAGCAACAACAACAGGCTCGTCGGCAGTTTCCAACACTAGACTATGAGCCGGGACAAACTCAGACCGTAGGGCAAATGACCCCTCTTCAGAATGCTAGGTTTCTACGGGCAGTAGAAAATATACGTAGTCGTCCTATAAACACGGATGTTAAACTACAACGCATCTTAGATAGCAGAACAGTTCGACCAACAACCCCAAGGAGGGCGGCCGCGTCCCCCGGAAGTACTTCTGTGAGAGGAAGAACATTAGCTCCTAAAGCTATATCAACTACAGCTACAACAACAAGAAAAGTCTGAGGAGTATACCTGTGGCAAGATTTAACGTAGACCCATTTAGCGCACCACCTGCAGGGCATTCCCTGACAGAGGACAATACCAAGTGGCCTTGGGGTAATCCACCACGAATGGTAGACCCTAATCAGGTCTTGGACATGCTTGTAGATAAGTTTGAAGGCCCTAAGCGTAGACAAGAATTATTTAAGATGATGTTGGTTGGTGTTTCTATAGAGACAATCGTTGAAGGGGTCATATATCAAGGGTTTACAGAGGGGGCTTTCAGTCCTGACGTAGGCTTGCTAATCAAAGGACCTCTTGGGCTAATAATAGCAGACATGGCTGAGGAGGAGGATATTCCGTATCGCCTGTTTGAGAATGAGGATGTCCTAGAAGAGGGTACTATGGACGACAAGACCTTTATGAACCTTATGAAGGGCAACAATCCACAGATGTTTGGATTTATTAGAGAAGCTTTCAACAAAAATATACGGGAGGGGTCTAATAAGAAACCTCAAGAAGATAATTTCTTAGATACAGATAGGGAGACTGACAAATGAGTTTTCTTCAGGGCGTTGCTATGGGCATGGTTAAGAAGGCTAATGCTGTTAGCAGGCAGAGGGCTATAGACGAGAGAGACAAAAGAATAAGAGACGAGGAGAATCGCAATCAAATAGGGCTGTCTCTAGCGAATGGGGTTATAGCTGGTACTACTCGACCAGAAACCTATAATCTATTTATAGGTAACCAAAATTCTAAATTTAAAGATATTGTTCCAAATCTAGCTGCCGACAGAGAACACTTCGATGAACTAGTGAACCAAAAAACACATAAAGAGACTGGTTTTAAATATTTACAGACCCTTGTTGACGCGGGAATAGTTCCTCCTGAAGTACTAGCTACCGCCACCAATGAGGATTGGGGTATAGATGAGTACTATGATGCAGCTACAAAATATGTAACTATAGATGATAGCATAAAAGCGTACGAAGCAAATGTAAAAGCGAAGACAGAGATGTTTGCGAATAAAGATATAAGGGAGGCATATCAAGGACCTGACCCAGCCATAGTTATAGCTGACATGGAATTTACACGTGCGAATATTTTATCTGCGACTATGACTATGGAGGAGCAGGAGGATATTATATCCATTAATGCTCGAGGGAGTGTGTTAGAACTTCCTATAGCTGATGGCAATTCAGATTACGACACAAGAACTGAAAATCAAATGGCTAATTTCAATCAGTATCTGTTTAATGATAGGAACTATGATACTCTTATACAACAAGCCACTGCAAATAGTGCGCTAGCAGAAAGTACGTTAGAATTTATAAACGGACAGTTAAACGCTATAAGAACTTCTTCATTTATTAAAAGCAAATTACAAATGGCTAGAGAAGGAGGTTCAGGAGAAGGTATTGTACGTAACTTTAAGGAATTTAGCAAGCTTTTAAGCTTTAAAAAAGACCTTGAGACTATCGTAAATAAACCAGCATCGTCGCAAGCAAGGCAAGTAGAAACTATGACATCCCAAAGGCAAGATGGAGATTTTGTATTTACTCAAAGCGAAACAGGCGATGGTAATAGTGTTATAGCAAGCGTTAATTTTACTTCTGACCAAAGAACATCAATTCAGAGCATGTCTGGTGCTATGGGAATGAACTCGAAAGATTTTATAGAAAATGTTGCAGTAAACGGTTTGTATTCTAATCAAGGGGATAGAAACGTTGACTTGTTTAAGCGAGATAGTCTTCCCTTGTACAAGTTAACTAATGGAAAAGTTTTAGATATTTTTACAAGCGGTGGTGACGAAGATACTAGACAGATAGTTATCAAATACTTAAATGAAAAAGCAGGTGACGACACAAATAAAAAATTAGAAATTCTAATGCCATTTATTCCTAAAAGTGATGCAATTAGAAAATTGCCCGAAGGTATTACAATAGAAGAACGTGCCACTACTATGACTGCAAAACAAGCTTTTGAAGGGCAGGACGTTGACCTTGCAAAAGTAAGGGAGAAGAATGAATTTTCTAAAAAGGCTGTCGGCTTGTTTGATATTATAATAAAAAACATGGGATTCGACCAAGACAGGGGCGAATTTGTAAAAGTAGGTGCGGCAGGTGTGTTACAAAAGCTTAATGTTGGCTTACTAGGAGAGGGAAGCCAGATAGACCTTATATTTGGAGGACTTAGTAGCGACGATTTAACGACGAACGATGATGGTACACTAACAACTATTAGCAGTTTACAGGATGCGGCACTGGAAGTTTTTAAGGATAATAATATAGACATAACACTAACACAGAAGCTGGGCGAGGTTGAAGTATCTGTTATTCAACTCGCATACGCTTTAGCTCGTGCCGAAGATAGCAATGGACGACTATCTGATGCGGATTTTAAAATCCAACTAGACCAATTAATAGGTCAAGGGTTATTTGCTAACCAGAACGTTATCTTGTCTAAGTTGAGAACCCGACGGACGCAAATGGCTAATCTCTCGGCTGAAACGGAATTTTTTACTAACTTTGCAGGAAAAAGAGTAGGTTCTAGAGAACTTAAAATGATTGATGGGTATAATGGAATTATATCTCAATCAAATAAGATTTTCAGGGCTAGTGCAAACACCAGAAATAATAATAGCAGTGTAGGTAATACGTCCGATAGTTTTGAGGCACTTACGAAAAAGGGACACTTGCAGTTAATACCTGCATTTACACAGCAGGGCTACGAATTTTATCAGGACACGAATAATATGCGTCTTCTTAGACGCAATCTTGAGGATAATAGCTTAGTGAACATTCAAGGCATTACAGCTTACAGACAAGAAAATCCTGACTTTCAATACGTTTCGTCAAACCTTCCCCCTAAACCAAAAGACCCTGCAGAACCCGTTGAAGATGTTCCACAAACAATGACAGGAAAACAGATAACAGCTGCGGGAATAGACCTTTTACCTACAGTTACAATAAACGGGGATACATATGAAAGAGGCTTGTTTACAGAAGGTGATTACATTTACACCCTCATTCCTGACAATAGCACTAATCAACAATAGGAAAAAATAATGGCACTAGCTCCTGTAATACTGGACGATAACAATGAAGAGACTACAGTTCCTGAGACTACAGTTCCTGAGACTACAGTTCCTGAGGCTACAGTTCCTGAGGCTACAGTTCCTGAGACTACAGTTCCTGAGGCTACAGTTCCTGAGGCTACAGTTCCTGAGGCTACAGTTCCTGAGGCTACAGTTCCTGAGGCTACAGTTCCTGAGACTACAGTTCCTGAGGCTACAGTTCCTGAGACTACAGTTCCTGAGGCTACAGTTCCTGAGGCTACAGTTCCTGAGGCTACAGTTCCTGAGGCTACGGATTCTGGAAAATCTCCTATTCAAAAACGTAAGGAACGGAGACTTGGCTTTGCAAAAACCATACTAGAATCTCTAGAAGATAAGGATATTGCTCAACAGAGAGGACAAGTTCCTACCCTATCTATGGATGATGCTTTTAGACAGTTATTAAACGCAACCACACAGGAAGAAATAGATGCTACTGGGTTTTCTACCATAAATGGTAAGGCTATGCACCCTTTTCTTTTAGATACAATTAAACGCGACGCTACGGGAGAAAAAGAAGCTGAACTATACTTTGATTTTATAAAAGAGTTTAAAGAGCTTGAGACAATCCCTGAGGGTGAGTTAGCTGTGCCATTTTCTACTCGTGAAGGCGATGTTCGCCTACCCTTAGAGGCGATGGCTTACTCTCCTAGAACACAACAAAGAATGGAACAAATAGTAGAAAATACTGTACAGGTTGGTAAAGTTCTTAAAAATTCAAAACTTCCCTTGAGAGGACAAGAAGTTTTACTAGATAATTTTGAAAGTGGTAATTTTATTGTAGAGACAGGGCGTATGCTTAGGGACTTACCCGCTGATGTTGCTCAAACTCTACCGACACTAGCCTTAACAGGTGTTAACGCTGTGGCAGGTGTAACAGGGGCTACTTTAGAATCGATAGGTCTTATGGATAGACCGGGGACAGAATTTGACACGTTTGGACAAAGAGTTGGCAGAATATATTCTAATAACCAAGGAAAAACTATCGATTTTCTTCGTAATAGTTTATACAAAGGGGCTGATGCTACTGTTATTTTTAGAAGTGGTATTAAACGTTTTAATCAATTCTACAAGAAAAAATTTATAGAAAGCTATTCTACACAGGAGGCAGGTGAAAAAGCATGGAGCGAAACTCATCAGAAACCTGTTATGAGACAAACTTTTAACGATGTAGGAAATCCTACAGGTGTAGAATATGAGCTAGATGATAAGGGTAATCCTGTTATGAAGGACGATTTTAGCTTGGTAGAACCTATTGCTGCAGAGCTTTTAGACCAATCCTTCCAACAATTAAGCAGTCCACAAAAAACACTTGTATATTTGTCTAACATACTTCCTTTATCACAACTTTCTGTGGCTCTAAACATAAAAAAAGGAACTAGTATGTTTGATACAGTTTCTGAAGCTAAGAGAATAAACCCTACCAAATATGCCAATGTAGATGACTACACAATATTTAAACAAGTCAGTAAAGAGAATAGTTTTGGACAATTCGACGCGGCTCGTAGGGCCACAAAGATTTTTAGCTTGGGTACTATGGGAGGTAGCGCAGGTACACTAGCCAGAGGTAAGGTAGTCAAGGAGCATCTATCTAACATAGAACAGTATGAAAACACTATAGATACTTTGGAACAAGACATTACAAAAATACAAGAAAGTCTAACAGGTTTAACAAGAAAAGACCCTAAATATTCTACTCTTAGAGGGCAGCTAAAAGACCAAGAGAACTTATTAAGTTTTCAAAAAGAAAGTTTTTTAATATACAAGTCAAAAGCAGGAAGGGGTATGTTTAATAGTCCCTTCTCTAAGAAAGTACTTATAGACGACACTATAATAAGTGCGGCACTAGGATACTCAGATATGCTAGAACCACTTACGAGTGCTATTGGATTACCTGAGGGAAGTTCGTCATTTCTAGTAGCTCTAGCAGGACCTTTCGTTGCACCCCCTGCAGCCAGAGCAGTTACGAACGTAGCAGTAGGACTTGCAAAACGTGTTCCCCCTTTTAGTTACGGGGTAGAGAGCGTAAAATCAGTTGCAAACGTGCTAGAAAACTCTGATTTATTTAGTATTATAACTCCCGGGATGTTAATTGGTGGCGATATAACTGCAATAAAAAAAGCAGGAGAAGCTGCGGGAGTACCTGTAAGCGAGGAAACTATACTAGCTGTTAAAGACTTTGCTAGGATTATTCGTTCTGCAGACACTGCTGCAATATTTACTGCAGGTGGTAAACCCATAAACATGCAACAAAGAATGTACAATAGTCTAGTAAACTATAATGTGATGATGAAAGCCACAAAAGAGTCTATGCGTAATACCAGAGGACGCGACGGTTCAGTTGTATTTTCTGAAGAAGAGATTGCAACAAACATGAGTGCGCTTCATCTTAGTATAGCACACGCATCTGGTTTAGCTCCCCTAATTGCTCTGCAAGCACAGAATGTTAAACTATCAAGCAGGGATTTAACCAGTTCGTCTGGTGGAAAAAAATTACAGGACGCTTTTATGGCTTTGGCTGAAGAAGAAAAAGTTATTAATGGCATGGACATTCAGGTAAACATATTAAAACAAAAATTTGAGGCAGAGGGTGTAGACCTAAATACTAATGATTCTCTACAACAAACTATAAGTATGCTAGAGGGTGTAAGCTTATCTAACAAAGACCAAATTAGTTATAAGAAACAAGAGTTTAATAAATTATTAGATATATACATTGAGTCTGTGGAAGACGTGACTCCTGATATGTTGGATGAACTTGTTAAATTAAAAACAATAGCCCTAAATATAGAGCCTTCAGATGCTGTAGCACAAGCAAGAATAATTGATGAAACAGCAGGATTACTGCTAGGTAGGATTGCAAACACAAATGCTAACCTTCAAACTTTTTCTAGAAATCTATCAGAGAGAGAGGTTATAGAAGCAATACAAACGAATGCAGACCAATTTTTTAATATTGTATCTGCTAGAACAGAAAGTAAAAAAGTTGTAGGCTACAATAAAGTAGATACCTACGCTAACGAGAACAATATAAAGATAGACGTAGGGGGAGTATTTACCAAGCTTGTAGGTTTAGTAGATGACCTAAAGAATAACCCTATAGAGACATTCTTTCTAAAGAAAGATGCTTACTTTAGGAATGAAGGCAGAACAATAAAATCAACCTTTGATGTTATGGCAGAAAGAGGTTTGAAAAAAACAATGTCAGAAAATGATTTGAAAGCTCTCATGGATATTAATGTAGAACTAGGAAATATAGAAAACACAGCAGACTTTTCAGGCATGGCTTTCCTAATGAACAAAGACTCCAGCACTCCCTTTGAGTTTTTTGATGCTACTATAAAAGAAACAGAAACTATACGTCGTCACTTTAGTCTTAAACAACACAGAAACAATCAACAGAACCCTGTTCAGAAAGCACAGGCTGTTATAGACCAAGAGTTTATGAGCGTAGTTGATGATGCTGTTGCTACAGCAGATAGTAGCGGGGAACTAAGTAGAAGAATGTTTGCAGCTAGAAAAGTATATCAACAGACAGAGGGGGAAACATTTGCTCCGGGGACTTATGGGGGTATTGTCAAGGCAAACACCGTAAGAGAAACAATAGTATTTCCAGAAGAGAAGGCACTATCAGAGGGTTTAGATGAGGCTGATGTTTCAAAAGGAGTGGCTATTACGAAAAGAGATGCTAATAGTGCTGTCTATCCTTTTAAAAGCATAAGAGCTAACATCAGAAAAGCTCTTGAAGCAAAGACCGCTGAAGAAAAAGACATTGCAATGTTACAAATACAACAAGATATGGGTGTGCTACTACAGTTTTCTGGTAGACAACAAAAGCCTAACAACAACCAAGCAGTGTATGCCATAGAGCTTTCTGATGAAGCAGACCAACAAGTTGCTACATCTTTACAAGAAATTTTGGGAACTATTCTAAAACATGAATCAGAAGTGTTCTTATATAAATCTATTGGTAAGTCTAGAACGCCTACTCCTGATTTACCTGAAAATTTAACGGCTGGTGAAAAATCTAGAATTAAACAGATGCAAGACGCTGAAGAAAAAATGAGAAAATTAGGCGGGGAATTGGATTTTGAGAAAGCCAACACGCTCCTAGAATTAGAGTCAACTCTTTCAATTCCCGTAGTAGAAAATGTAGGGGATGCTGTTACTTATAGAAGACACAACCTTACAGACTATGGAGATGAGTTTAGGAACGTAGACAAGTTGTTAGCAGATAAAAAAGAATGGGCAGATAGTTACAATGCTATACAAAAAAATATTAATAACACGGAGAGTCCACTACGTATTGCCGCAAACAAAGCACTAGAAGAAGAGACTGATGTGTTGGATAAAGTAACCGCATTGGAAATAGATGCGGGAAGACCCGATGTATTTTTCGATAAGTTTTTTGAGGTAGCTACTCCTGAAACCATAGCAACTCTTAAAAAGAGATTTAAAGCTGGAGGTATGAATGATGATGAAGTAGATATCGCTCTCAGAACTTTATATATGAAGGGTATTCTTTCTAAATCAGACACTCGTATTACTAAACAAGCAGGATTAATTGACGCAAAACAAACTGTAGCTGACATTGATACCCTGATACAGTACACAGAAAGTCCGGGAAACTACGCTGTTATGGAAGCCATCCTAGGTGAGGAACACGCTAAGAGTGTTAAACTATTTGCTGATTGGGCAGTCACAGCAAAGGGTGACGGTATGAACTTTAGGAAGATACCTGAGACTATGGGCATGTCCGTAGAAAGTATTATATCTAGGGCATTCAACTATGCAAGGGGTCTTGTTAGTCTTGAATACATAACTGCAGAAGTTGGAGTTCGACTGCTTGTTGCTAATGGTTCAAGTGCAGTTGAGATGATTCTGAGAGATAAGAGTGCGGCAGGAGCATTGGGCTATCTCTTACAAACCCCAACAATTAAATCACCTAAGGAAATAAACACACTAGGACAACGTATACAATTTCATTTGCTATTTGGTGGTGAAGGAATATTAAGAAATGAAGGAGAAATACCAGCACTAGAAACATTCTTAGGTTCTGGTACAATACAAGAGCAGACTGTTTCATCTAGAGAGAGAGAACAAGACGCATTAGCAAGAGCTGTGAGAGCAGGATTGGAGTAAAAAATGAAGGGCGACCTAAATAAGGACGGCAAGATGTCTGGCTATGAAAACGCTAGGCAGACTGCCATAGAAAAAAACATGAAAAAGGAGAAGAAGATGGCAGGCGGTGGAATGATGAAACCCATGACTAAGATGGGTGACGGTGGCGAAATGAAGAAGATGGGCAAGGGCGGTAACATGATGAAAACCTACGCTTACGGTTCTATGGTTCGCAAACCTATGCAGATGGGAGGCATGGCAATGTCAGCTAACCCTATGGCTCCTCGTGAACAGAGGGGTATGGCAGGCGGTATGTCTGGTATGATGTATGGCGGTATGATGATGAAGAAGAAGAAGAAGTCTTAGGTACTTCTAACTATCTTAACACACTTATACTGAAATGAATGGGGAATACCTGACGGTTCTACTAGGTAGATAATCAGGTACTCCCTCATTTTTTGTGCGCGGATGATGCATTCTTCTTCTGTATAATAAGGGCCGTAGTCGTCTACAAACTCTGTGCATATAGGCTCTTGATTTAATATGTAGGCACAAGATAATACATAGGTTGTAAACATCACACGTACCTTCCTGAGTTATTCATAACCTCATCTGCATTCTGTCTTAGATATCGTATAAGCGATGATACCTTAAATGTCCCTTCGTACTGGGGAAACTTATTCTCCATCTCCCTAGCAAAATCGTCGGGGTTCACAGAGTTATACTCTAACTCCACGTTCCCGTCAGTATTGAGTTTACAAGTGAGAGTAAACAAGTCTGCTCTAGGTTTCTTTGGCATTCTTGTACGCCTTTATAACATCTGAAGAAAACAACTTCTGCAGATTAACAAGATACATTCTAGACGCACCGTTGTCCCCGCCTGACACGGTGCGTTTTTCGTCTAGGTTGTGTATGATACGTTTGAGGGACGGCACATCAAAGACGAGTGTTGCAAACGTATCGTCTCCTATGCACAGGTTGTGAAACCAGTAGTCTGATTCTGTGGCTGATATACCAGAGGGTTTGCCATAGCATTCATACTCTATAGCAATATTACCTGTTCTAGCCCACATGTTCCGTTCTGATTTGACTTCTATCTTCTTATCTTGCAACATGTCAGCAACCCGTTGTTCGCGAACTTTGCCGTAGGATAAGTCGAGGTCAAACTTCTTTCTATCCTGTATTTTCGGTTGTAAGCTCAATTTCTCCATCCTCCATATACTTTATTAAACGACCAAGAAATACCTCTTTGGCTACTCTTACTTGAGCCATTTTTAAATTTAGGTTATTTTCATCTTCCTGCAAAAGTTTTATCTGCATAGCAAAGTATTTCTGCTCTTTAGTTAGGGAGTCTGGGTCATATTCTTTCCCGTTTATTTTCATCTTTACCTCTAAATCTGTGTCTAAAAAATACTATTAAGTTAATGACGGTGTTAACGCTGATAGCTGTAATCATACCAACTTCCCACCAGTTTGGAGTATACTCTATAATCATCCTGCGTTTAAGTCAACCACTTCACATACTCCTGCAGTACAAGCTAACTCCCGTGAGCCAGAAGTGTTGTCTTCTTTCTCAAAGTTTGCCATCTTATCCCAGTCGATAGTCACATGCTTGTGGGCAATTTGCCATTCGTTATAAGTATCCGCGTCTATGTCCTGATAGGGTGCTTGCTGATAAGTATGGTCAGAGTGTGGCAGGAAGGACACTCCAGAAGCAACGTCAAAGTTGTCATATACCCACGCTCCTACCTCCATCCACTCTTCTTCCTTAACGGTTATGGTGACACTAGGCTTATGCTCACACCAGTTAAGAGCGTATGTTTTCCACAACTCTAGTTGTTCTATAGCGGTTAGTTGAGTACGTGTGACTGCCCCGACAGGCGACTTCATAGCAAAACTAAAGACTGTGACAGATTTTGGTTTCATCACATCGGGTTCGGCAGGAACACCCTCGTTCACCAAGAACTGTGTCAAGGGGTCTTTGTTATCTCCTCTAACAGTGCGTATATAATAGTCATTATGTCTAGCGTGAATACCACTAGCCGCGTCCACTAGCTGAGACACAGTACCCGACGGCTTTACACAAGTAATGGCAACGCTCTGTGGGATTCCAAGCATCTGGGCATACTCTTTGTTGACCGCCACCGCCTCGTCTCGCATCTCGCGCAACCACTTTGCGCTGTCTATGTTCTTTGATAGAACAGGGTGGTCCATAATACCAGTTAAGGATACGCCCAATAAGCGTTCTTCTTCTGTGTTGTCTTTCCATACTTTCCTCAGGTATTTAAAATCTGTAAGGGTTGATTGGAGTGTCCCTAGAATAGTAGCCAGACGAACTTTACGTTTGAGACTAGCGAGGTCATCATTCTCGCGCACAACTACTTCCGACAGATTACAAAATTGGTACGGACGTAATATAATCTCCGAACATGGATTAGTTCCCCACATATGTCCTGTCTCGCGTCTACCGTTCTTCGCAACTTGCCTGTCTGCGGCATCACGATTGAAGATACCACGCTCACCAGACTTACTATCATACAGGGCTAACCACTCACGCATGAACGTACCTATCTCTGGCTTACCCTTGTAGGCAACAGAGTTATTAGATAGAGCGCGTTGTGGCTCGTTGTCCCACCACTGTCCTGCTTTAGCGTGAGCCATCTGGTCATCGTTTAAGTTTGACAGGCTGATTAGGGCTGACCTACGCACACCCCCAACGACCACAACCTCACCAATTTTACACATGATGTCGTGACATTCGATAGGGTATAGTCTCCTACCCTTTGCCTTTGTAAACACTTCTATACAGAACCTAAACAAGTCAACCAATGGTTGCGGTCCTGATGCTCTACCTCCCATCACCTTTAGGCGAGAACCTGCCTCTCTAACCTGAGAGACATCCCACACAGGGACTTCCCCTGCATATAGTAGTGCAATCAACTCCTTGAAAGCTTTCGCCCAGCCGGGCTTACTGTCTGCTACCTGTATCACAGTGTATGAATTACTGAAAGTATCACTAACTATGGGTAGCTTATCGACGTTCTCACGTTCTACGCTGAAGCCTACTCCTGTTCCACACATAAGTATATACATACACTCATCAAAAGAACGAGGACTATCAACAGGAATATAAGAACAATTATATCCACAAATGTTATCACGGGCTAGTGCAGTTCCTGCTGTCATCATTGCCCTCATAGAAGGCATGATATTTAAATTGGTTATATTCTCTATTATATCGTTCTTGTCCTGCTCGGGCAACTTAATAGCGTGTTTAGTGTACGCATGGTTCGACATAAAATCTACGTATCGCTCCACTGTTTCATTCCAGTTTTCTCGACGTTGGCTATCATCTATCCAACGAGCGTATCGGGACTTGTGTATAAATTGCTGATAGGTGCTTGGTAACATGTTATTCATTAGGTTCTCTTCCTTCCAATTGATTAATACGCATCTCTATATATCTTATTGCTTTCTTTAAATCTTGTACTTCATCCGTGTCATCCTTAATTCCTGCACGCATAACATACTTTATAACGTTGCCCATCCAGAAGGATAGCTCATTCTTCATTATAAACGATACGGGTTCAAACTCGTACTGCTCGTAGTGTCTTGGGTTCTTAACAACATCAGGCTGTTGTTCTGCCTGTTTTAATCTACGTGTCATATAATCTTCATGTTTTTCTTGTAAACTAGGCGCAATCATATTGTTATCTAGTTTTTGTTTGTAATCCATACTCATTTTTCATTCCCAAAATCTACCTTTATTATATTGTCAGTTCTAGAGAGAACTTTCTCTGTTGTCTCACTTACCTCGTCATCGTCGAAGTCTATCTGCATACCTTCTACCATAGAAATAAAATTAGTTCTAGCTACTCCTGCGTCCCATATAGCATCGAAGTTATTTTCCATAAGTTCTATAATGCCTGATAATACTACCATACCTGCAGGAATTTCTGAATCAGTAGGTGTAGTTGTGTCGTATGCAGTCATGCTAAAGCTGTCTGAATCATTATTATTTAGTATGAGGTAGTATCTCTCTGAAAGAAGACTGGCTACTTCTAATTGTCTTTCTGTATCATCGCTCATTCTTTAACCACTCCTGAGGGATTCCCCCCTCTGCCCATATAAAATCGTGCTTGGTTGCCCACATTCCGTAGGTTGTTTTACTGCCCTTATATATTTTATTACGTGCATTTAAAAAAACAATACGAATATCTAAGTCGGGGTGCTGTTGTTTAATTAGGAGCATTTTTACTCTGTCCCCCTTGTCAAAGTACCCTTTAGTTTCGACGTATATACCTTGTTCGGGCAGATAGAAGTCAGGAGTATACGTTCTAGTCTTGGGTATATAAACTAGCTTCTTAGTTTCATACTCAAACGCTATCTTCTGTTGTGATAAATTTTTTGCTATGTTTATCTCAAACATAGAACGGTACTTTGTATTTCTCATAATCCTTGAAGTGGAAACTCCCGCTTTATTATCTCTAGCCTTTTTAATAGATACTGTTCTACTTTTGGGGTGTGTTTTTCTAAACTGTTTAGCTCGTCGCTTAGGCGCAACGTCGGAAGACATATGGTTGCCCCTCTCCTTAGTTGATATATTATAACCTGTGCTTCTTCTTCAATCTTTTTTATGTCTCGCGCTTCTGTGTCCGACACAAAGTATCCAGACTTAGAGAAGTTGTTCTTTACCGTAAGTGGGAAAGAAGTTTGCAAACCCCTTACCTCGACAGTTGCAGGGTCACCACCCCTACCCTCATGGCTCTCCACAAACACACACATCAACTGAGGGTTTAACTTCATAATCTTTATAGGGTATGTTTCCGTGTAGAGTACGGGCATTACAACGTCCTTGCCTTGACTGTAGTGTACCACGCCATTGGCGGGAACTTAGCCTTAGATGTAATCTTGGGAAGTTGTTCTGCATTCTTCCAACAAATTTCCTTAAAGGAACAGAAGGTGCAGGTCTTGGGCATCAACTTGTTGCCTGTCTCTATTTTCTGTTTTGAGACGGTGTAAGTCTCGTCTGTGGGGGTGAAGGGTATCTTGAAACCTTTATCCTCTAACAGGCTACGTACGCGCTCCTTAGCGTCATCAATGTACTGTTTCCTGTCTTCTTCTTGGTCTTCTGGAGCTTCAGCAAAAGCCCACTCTCCAGTAGACTTATTTATGGCTATCCAACCCCCAAAGGGCATACCCTGCGCTTCTGCATATAAGAAGCCCTGCATGATGTAGCCGAAGGGGTCATCTTCTTTTATGACATCATAGCCCCCACGATTGGCAAACTTATTCTCGTACGACCAAGGGCTTGTGGACTTGATATCCCAAACCTTGTCTTCACCGTCATTCATAATGAGGTCTAGAGTACCCTTAACTATTGTACCATTTATGTCTAGCTCACACGCTCGTTGAGTATCCACAACTTTGACATCAGCAGACTTGAGGACAAACACAGCAACAGCCTCAATAAGGTCACCCATGAGGAAACGCATGATGTCGTTATACCCCATCTCCTGCTTGTTGCCCTGCTGTTCTAGCTTCTGTTGACACAGAGGACGACCAAGCCCCGACATACGTATTCGGTAACCCTCCTTCCTAGACAGTTGTTTTCTCAGGGAATCTTTACAGTCTTCACCAAATTGCTCTATTAAATGCTCAAGACGAGAAGAGTCTACCTCTCCTCGCCCTGCACGTTTGAGAAAGTCCTGTACTTCAAACAGGGCTAACATTATGCAAATCGTTGTGCTAAATCAACGTCCTCATCTGAAGCTACCATTTTTAAAGAGCCTCTATGTTCCTCAAGCACTTTCTGATTGGAAGCAGACACACCATCATGGAAACCCTGTAGAAGTTCCTTGGCTTCCACAGTGAAGGGTATCTCCTTAACTAGTTCTGGTTGTGGTATCCAGTAGGTAACCCCACCATTCGCCATACGCTTGGTCTTCAATTCTATATAAGCAGTTGGCAAGGGTATCTTATTTCCTAGCTTCTGGTTTATAAAGTCGTTGATAGGTCTGAACCCCGAACGCTTAAAATAGGCTATAAAGGGTAGGTCTTTTACTGGTGTCTTCTTGCCCGAAGCATTCTTTGC